TGCCCAAACAACTCTCAGGCCGCATTGCGCCGCACGACCCGGAGCACTGCGAAATTGAACTCACCAGGTGGGTGCAGGAGGTGGCGTTGAAGACTCTTCATAATACCGACCCATGGAAATCCTGACCGACCTCCAGCGCTCCCTTCTGGACTACCGGCGCAACCTATACCGGCCTACCCCACAGCAGACGGTGGTCGAATGGTCCGAGGCTAACCTCCGACTGACCCAACGGCAGACCGAGCACCCCGGGCCGTTCTCCACCTCGGTCCGGCCCTACACCCGGGAGCCCATGGAGGCCTGGAAAGATCCATCGGTCTCCGAGGTGACGCTGTGCTGGGGATCCCAGACCAGCAAAACGACCACCCTGATGGCCGGCCTGGCCTGGCTGATCGCCAACGAGCCCAGCCCAGCCCTGTGGCTGATGCCCTCGGAGAATCTAGCCAGGTCATTCTCTAAGTCCCGCTGGCTGCCCATGCTGGAGGACAGCCCGACCATGCTCGAATGCTTCCCGGCCGAGGCCGACAAGATCACCAACCTAGAGCAGAACTTTACCCGGTCGACCCTGACCTTTGTAGGATCCAACAGCCCAGCCAACCTAGCTTCCCGACCCGTCCGGGTGCTGATCGCCGACGAGGTGGACAAGTTCGCCGAGGCTACCGCCAAGGAGGCCGACGCCCTCGACCTGGCCGAACAGCGCCTCAAGAGTTTCAGTAGCTCGAAGGCCTTCATGACCAGCACGCCCACGGTGGTCGAAGGTCGGATCTGGCAGCGCTTCCTTCGAGGCGACCAGCGGCGCTACTACCTGCCCTGCCCACACTGCCGGGAGCTGATCAAGCTCGAATGGCGCCAGGTGACCTGGGACGACGCCAAGACCGAGGACGGAAAGCACGACCTGGCCAAGATCCGGGCCTCCGCGCACTACGTCTGCCAGCTCTGCCTCGGTAAGATCACCGACGCGCACAAGGTGGCAGCCCTCCGGCACGGCCAATGGCGCCCGGAGAATCCCAACGCAATGCCTGGCGTGCGGTCCTACCATCTCAGCAGCCTCTACAGCCCGGATCGCAAGTGCACCTGGGGACACCTGGCCGTGGCCTTCATCGAGGCCAAGGCATCCATGGCCGGCCTTCAGGGATTTATCAACGGCAACCTGGCCGAGCCCTGGGAGCAGCAGGACGTGCAGCAGGAACGCCCCGAGGCCTCGGCCGCGGTCACGATCACCGGTGGGCGCCGCTACCTGACCGCAGACGTCCAGGCCGTGGCGCCGTTCTTGTGGTGGGTCTGCCGGGAATGGAAGGACGGCAACAGCACACTGGTGGCTGCCGGCCATGCCGATGACTTTGCAGCCCTGCGACGGGTGCAGGTGGCCCTGGAGGTGCACGACATGGATGTGGGTATTGACTCAGGCTTCAACACTCAGACGGTCTACGATGCCTGCGGCAGTTATTCCTCGGTGACATCCAACCCTATCAGCTACCCGTGCGGCCTGCGGTTCCCACCGGAGGGCGGTCTCCGAAAGCCTGCCTTGATCGGATGGCTGCCGCTCAAAGGTCGAGAGACCGGCGCCCGGTTCACGACATCCACCGGGGCGGTGCACCCGTTCGGTCTGTCGACATCTTCCTCGATGCGGACCGACGTGGTGCAACCCCTTCTGGTGTTCGACACCGAGCACCTGCGGGATATGCTGTCTAGGCTCCGGAAGGGCGACATCGACAGGGAATGGGGCGTCCACCAGGAGCCTCCTACCGTCCAGGCCGAAGGCGCCTATGTGGCCGATCCGGATCTCTACTGGCGCCACCTCGACTCCCACCTGCTGCGGCCCCAAGCCAACCGCGCCGGCCGCATTAAGCACGTCTGGGTCAAGCGCAACCAAAAGTGGCCCGACCATCTGCACGACTGCGAGATCATGCAACTGGCCATGGTGATGCTCTGGAATGACCTAGCGTCAAGCGATGTCCAGTCTTAGCTAAGCCATTGAACAGGCTAAAAAATGTGAAAGCCTCCAGCCCGAGGTGTTCACTTTCACGGTCGCAATCAAGCGTGCCTATCTTCGCAGTGTCTACAGCGCCCTCGGTGGCGCCACACTGCTGGCCGCCCTGACCTCGAAGGTTATTGCCGCGGCCTCGGTGATTGAGTCCGGCCAGGTTGTTCGGTCGACGTCTTCCTCGGATGTCTCGGTCGAGTTTGCCGAGCCTGGTAAGGGCGCCCCCACACCTTCCGAAATGGTCGAGATGTGGGAAAGCCTGATCGCCGACTACGAACTGGCGGTCTACCTACTCGGCCAGGACGGAATCGCCGCCCCTACCGACACCCAGATCTTCAACAAAATGATGGCCGTTGTCCTGGTCGCTGTGACCAGTTACGGCGGTGACTTCTCGAACTTCCGTCGAGAGGGCGCCATCAGAACAGGGATGACCTAATGGGATTCCTCGACAACATCCTAGCCAAGTTCCGGTCGGCCCCTGTGAACCGCTACGAGGGCGCTTCCAACTCGATCCGGCGCTCCTTCCTGGACACTAGCTACACCTCGGTGCGGTTCGATGTCACTGCCTCGACCCGGCAGCAGATCGTCCGGAAAAGCAGATTTTTCGAGCAGAATAACGCGGTGATGAACCGCCTGGGCGACCTGTTCGAGAACTACACGGTCGGCAGCAACTTCTCGGTGCAGCCGGCTTCCTCGAATCCTGACTGGAATCTTCGCGCCAAGAAATGGTGGGACACCTGGTGCCGATATCCGGACATCGGATCCCGGCAGTCTTTCGGCACCCTCATGAGCCTGGCCGCACGGGGCTGGTTCTACGATGGCGAATCCTTCCTGCTTCTGACCAAGGGCGACTCGGGCCGCCCCCGTCTTCAGCTCATCGAGCCGCAACAGGTGGCAACACCTACCGGCCAGGAGCAATCGCCGGACATCTTCGATGGAGTCCGGTTCGATACCAAAACAGGCCGAGCTCTTTCCTACTTTATTGGGCAGGAAACGAACCAGGGCCAACTCACCGAAGTCCGGTCGATATCTTCCGACTCCATCGTCCACATCTACGAGGCCCAGCGTGCCGGCCAGCTCCGCGGCCTGCCCTTCGTGGCGTGCGTCATTAACGACCTGCACGACCTGGACGACCTCCAGAAGCTGGAGATGGAATCTTGCAAGCTGGCCTCCAGCGTGGCCCAGGTGATCAAGACCAGCTCCGGGGAGGTGCAGGCGAGCAGCCTGCGCTCCGGTGTTGTCGGTAGCCAAGGCACCGCTCAGACCTACTACGAGAACGTGTTCGGCTCGACGGTCAAAGTCCTGAAGTCCGGGGACGAGTTCGAGCAGTTCCAGGCCGACCGCCCCAACGTCAATATGCGCGAATACTGGCGCAGCCTGACCGAGAAGGTCTGTGCCGGCGTCGGCATCCCCTACGTCCTGGTGTTCCCAGAGGGAATGCAGGGCACGGTCTACCGCGGCGCCCTGGATATGTCGTCGGTCTGGTTCCGGAGCCGCCATCAAGTGATGGCCTCGGCCGCCCGTAGGATCTGGGAATATGTGATGGAATACGCCATCCGCACCGACCCCAGCCTCCGCGATTCTCCCGATGACTGGTACGAGGTGGCCATCCAGGCGCCCCGCTCGCCTAACGTCGACGTCGGCCGCAACTCTGCCGCACAGCTCGCAGAACTTGGTGCCGGCGTCACCACTTACGACGAGATTTACGGCGCCCGAGGCATCGACTGGCGTTCAGCGCTGGAGGCCAAGGCCCAGCAGGCCCGGTACATCCAAGACCTGGCCAATAAATACGGCCTCGATGTCTCCGAGATCTCGACCGCCCAGAAGCAGGCTATCGCACCCGAGCCGGCCGAGATGGCCATCGAGCAGGCGCCCTCGGAGACTATGCCCGAGGCCATCCCGTCTGAGCCTCCCCAGGAGGTGGTTGCGGTGGCCAAGAAACGGAAACCCAGATCCAAGAAATCAGAATGACCAAGATCAACAACTGGCTTTCCTACCAGCCCCGGGCCTCGGCCTCGGAGCCTGCCACCCTCCAGATCTTCGATCAGATCGGTGAGGACTGGTTCGGTGGATCCGGAATCTCGGCCAAGGCCTTCAGCCAGGCCCTACAGGACGTCGGCCAAGGCCCTCTGGTGATTGAGATCAACAGCCCAGGCGGTAACGTCTGGGACGGCCTGGCCATCTACAACATGCTGCGAGGCCGGCAGGCGCCCGTCACCACCCGGGTGGTCGGTATTGCTGCCTCAATTGCTTCGATCATCGCCCTGGCCGGTGACACCGTTGAGATCGCCGATGCCGCCCTGTTCATGATTCACGACCCCTCCGGAATGGTGGCAGGCACCTCGGAGGAAATGCGAAAGATGGCCGATGCCTTGGATCAGCACGCCGAGGTGCTGGCCGGTATTTACTCGAAGGTGACCGGCCGTCCGACCTCCCAGATCCGGGCTGCAATGAAAGAGGAGACCTGGTTCACCGCCCAGGAGGCCATCCAGTTCGGCCTGGCTGACAAGATGACCGAGGAGCAGATGGCCATCGCCGCCTGCTGGCACCCCCGGGCTGTCACCAAGACCGCCCCGGAGACCGTCAAAAACAACCTTCGCCGCGGTCTTGAGCAATACGCCCAAGGCCTGGCCGGTGAAGGCCTGGAGAAAGAGACCGTTCTGGAGGCCGAGGCCCTCGTGGCCGGTGAGGCCCCCAACGAGGCCAAGATCCAGAAGGCCAACGCCTGGTGGGCTCGCAACGAGCGCTTCCTGGATGCCGAGCCCAACACCCCGGCCGATGTCTCCGCTAACCTCTGGGGCGGCGCCGCAGGCCGTGATTGGTTCCAAGCGCTTTATGCCCAGCTCGAAATCGAGGAGGGCGAGACCCCGGATGAATCTCCGGATGACAAACTTTCGACCGGCAGCACCGACGCTGCCGCCGATGGCGCGACAACCGCGCCGACATCACAGCAGACACCACACAACATGACTGAATCAAACACCGTGGTGGCGGCCGCTCCTAGTGCGCCGTCCGCCCTCGACATCGACGCCATCGTGGCCAAGGCCGTTGCCGCTGCCATCAGCGCCAAGGGCATCACCGCCGCCCCTGCTCCCGAGCCCCTCCGGCCGGTGATCCAGAACCTCGGCAACCCGCTCCTGGAGAAGCACAAGAGCCTCCGCGCCGGTGCCGAGCGCCAGCGCTTCCTGGTTGAGAACCACAGCGAACTGCTCCGCCAGTCGGCGCTGATCGCCCCGCAGAACGCGAACACCTTCGCTTCTGGCTTGGTTGTCGACTACCTCGCCGACGCCGTGATCACCGTGATCAGCGCCAAGTTGGCCATGATCAGCAACTTCACCCGCAACGTCGGCTTGGATAACCTCCGCCCCCGTGCGACGGTGCAGGTTAAGAAGTTCACCACCGGCGACGCCGCGGTCGACAACGCCACCAACTTCGAGGACGGCGCCGCCAACCAATCGACTCTGGCCGCCACCTCGGTGACGGTAAACCAGATCACCAAGACCTTCACGGTCACCCAGCAGGAGCTCAACCAAGGATTCGCCCTCTCCGACCTGTCCCAGGGCTCTGCCGAGATCTTCGCCTTGGCGATCTCCAAGAAGGTCACCGCGGTCATGACCTCCGGCAACTACGGCGCCGGCACGACCATCGGCACGGCTGCCAATTTCGACAGCTCCGACCTCCCAGCCATCCTCGCCCTGGCCAAGAACTACCGCCAGAAGCTGCTGCTGCTCGACGGTGGCCACCTGGCTCGCCTGATGTTCTCCGGCCAGTTGACTGCTTCCGCCGGCACGAACCCGTTCCCGGACAGCCGCTACGGCCCGTTGAACAACGGCTATTTCGGATTCGCCAACATCCTGGAGCAGAACGACTGGACCGGCGCCATCGCCAACACCGCCGGCTTTGTCTGCGGCCAGGACGCCATCGCGGTGGCCTCGGGCCTCCCGGTCGGAATGATCGCCGGTGAGTTCCTGGAGCAGCGCACGGTCGAGCTGTCCAACGGCCTCTCCGTGCTGCTGTCGGTCTGGTACAGCCGCGCTACCCGCGCTCACATGGCGTCCTACGACATCATGTTTGGCGCCGCGGCCGCGGACACCACGCAGGCCGAAGTTCTCATCACCGCCTAATCGGCTGACCCATGAGAATCGCCACAACCATCTCGGTGGACAAGAACGGCAAAACCAAGCTCGTTTCTGGTCCCGATGTCGACGCGTCTCTCCAGCGCGACGGCTTCAACACCGCGACCGTTCCCGAAGGAGGCAAGCTCATCCTGTGGATACAGGGAGCCCTGGCACCGAAAGTTCGCAAAGGTTAACCTAATATTGGGGAGGCTGCTGGAAAGTTCCGGCGGCCTCCCCTCTAACCAAGACAAAACATGGCCGTTCAAGCAGACATCTCGATGGAATACAGCATGGGGCGCCAGGGATTCTTCCCGGTGACCACCACGGCTGCCCAGACTGGCAACTTCTCGGCCGTGATTCCGGCTGAGCCGACCGTCTTCACCTCGATCACAGGCACCGGGATCTCTGGGACTTGGACCGGCATCACCCTGCCGGCCGGCTTCCCGCTGTGCGGTGACATCACCGGCTTTCAACTGGCCTCTGGCAAGGCTGTGGCATTCCTGGCTCGCACCGCCTAACACATGAGACTCGGCATCGGCATCGGAACCAATCGAGCGCCCTCCGGCGAGGCCGGCGGCTTCGATCTGCCGATCCTGCGGCGCGATATGCTCCAGGAGGACGAGTTCTTCGTCCTGCAGGAAGATGCCTCCGGCAAGATCGTTTTCTCGTTCGGCACCTACGACCGAATCGCTTTGGAAGACGGCACCGACCTTTTACTAACCGAAAACTCCGACAAGTTCATCCTCACCGTTTACTGATATGGCAGACTCCAAAATTACGGCCTTAACGGCCATTTCAACAGTCGATCCCACGGCCGACCCGTTGGTGATCGTCGACGTCTCCGATACGTCAATGGCCGCCAGCGGCACGACCAAGAAGTCGACGATCAATCAACTTCTCGGTTCCGGCGGCACCGCCACGCTCGCCTCCGCCACCATCACCGGAGCGGCTACGGTGGGGACGACGCTGGGTGTGACTGGTGTGTCTACGTTTGCCGCTGGCACCGCACTGCTCCCTGCTCTCACAACGACCGGAGACACTAACACCGGCATCTACTATCCTGCGGCAGACACGTTTGCTGTCACTACGGGCGGAACTGAGCGTTATCGTGTGGACTCCTCCGGCAACGTCGGCATCGGAGTTACGCCGAGTGCGTGGGGTGGTGCCGGTGTTAAAGTAATTGATGTTGGTGCTGCCGGATCGTTCGCCGGATCTGCTGCGGACGTTGGAGTAGTCGGCAACGCTTACTACAACGGTTCAGGCTGGATTTACAAAACAAGTTTCTTCTCTGGACGTTATGCTTACGCGCTAGGAACTGGTCAGCATCAATGGTTCACTGCTGCTACCGGAACCGCTGGCAACTCCATCACCTTCACCCAAGCCATGACGCTGGATGCGTCGGGGGTGTTATTGGTCGGAACTACTACTGCCCCAAACGTGGGTGCTGCAACAACGTCCAGTGGATTCTCAATCAATGGTTCTGGCAACAATGCATACATTGCTTCAAAAATCGACAACGGAACCTGCGGTTATTTCCGTCGAGATGGAACCGATGGTGCGGCTCTTAATTTCTACAAAGCAAACTCTGCTGTTGGCAATATCTCGGTAACGGCTTCTGCGTGTACCTTCAACAGCACTTCAGATTATCGACTGAAGGAATCTGTTCAGCTTCTCACTGGCGGTCTTGCTCGCGTTTCCGCTCTCAAGCCGTCGATCTACAAGTGGAAAGCTGACGGCTCGAATGGCGAAGGTTTTATCGCTCACGAACTTGCAGAAGTTGTTCCGGCTGCTGTCAGCGGTGAGAAGGATGCACTCAATGAAGACGGCAGCATTAAGCCGCAGGGAGTCGATATGTCCCGAGTGGTTCCGATTCTTGTCGCTGCCATCCAAGAACTGACCGCTCGCGTCCAAACCCTCGAAGCTAAGTAATTTATGACCATCCTCTGGCTCATCGAACGCCTTCTCACCAAGCCGGTTGAAGGCTCCAACACCGACGTCGTTATCACCGCCGACTGGCGTTGCAACGGCACCGAAACCACCGGCAGCGGAGACACCGAGCAGACCTACAGCGGCACCTGCTACGGCTCCTGCTCATTCGCTCCTCCGAGTGGTAGCTTCACGCCTTACGAAGACCTCACGCAGGATCAGGTCTTGAGCTGGTGCTACGCCAACGGAGTCGATCAAGCGGCCATCGAAGCGAACGTCACCGCGCAGATCCAGAACCAGATCAACCCGCCGGTTGTGAGTTTGCCGCTGCCGTGGGTGCCGCCGGTGCCGGTTGTTGTTGCCGAGCCTGAGGTTGTTGCCGATGCTCCTGCCGCATGATCAAGATCGAACTCACTCCCCAGCAGTTCAACCAACTCTATGAGCTGCTCGTCATTGGAATGAAGGCCGGCAACGTGACCAACATGAAAGTCGGCCTTCCTCTGGTTGAACTCCTCGAAACCGCAGCCGCTCAACACAAGCCCGAGTAGTCTTAATGCACCACGATTCATCGACCAATGCGGCCACGGTTGCCATCAGTGCAGCCGCTGGCCTGACCGCTGCATCGTTGGCTCCTATCCTCACCCAGTGGGTCCAACTCGGAACCGCCGTGCTGGGGTTCCTATGCATGGCCTATGGCACCTACAAACTGTTTTTCGGAAAATGAATCCCAACATCGCCTCCCTCATCCGCCACGGCCTGACCGCCGCCGGCGGTTTCCTCATCGCTCGTGGCGTTGCCTCCACCGAGCAGATCACCGAGCTGGTCGGGGCTCTGCTGTCGCTGGCTAGCGTTGGTTGGTCCATCAAGAGCAACCTGAAGAAGCCTGTCGAAACTCCGAAGCAGTGAACTGGATCTACCAGATCGTCCTGGCATTCCTCGACTGGATCCGAGCAACCCCACCCACCGATGTCCAACACGGCCAAGCTCCAAAGCCTCTCAAGGATGATCTGGCTGCTCGTGTTGCCGATCTTCCTGGGCTGCCAGACCAAGGTGGTCCTGGTCCCTTCCGGTGATCCCGTGATGCTCGCGAAGCCCACCAAGGCCAGCGTCTACGGATTCGATTCAAACAAGAAGCTGGTGGGGCCCTCGACCGTGGTCCTGCCGGCTGGTTGGTACGCACTACCGAAGAACTGATATGGCCCAGCAAATTATCAACATCGGCACCATCGCCAACGACAACACCGGGGACACCCTCCGCGGCGCCGGGCAGAAGATTAACGATAACTTCGACGAGCTGTATGCCGCGGTGCCGTTGGTTACACCGAGCACCTGGGTGCCTACGCTCATCGACTCAGGCGGTGGCCGCACCTACAGCTATACGATCAACACGGCGCGGCACACGTCCATCGGATTCGTCTCCACATTCACAGCCGACATCACTGTGAACTCGGTGAGCGGATCTGCCACCGGAGACCTTCGCATCAGCCTACCAGACCCTGTGTCCTACGACGCCGCCCTGGCTATCTGGCTGGACAACGCCACATCTCAGGCTAAAACCGCTGTGATCGGCAAGGCTGTCGGTGGTACGTCCTACGCCGCCCTGTATCACTTCGAGACCGGCGACATCACCAGTATGGCTAGTCAGATACAGGCAACCAGCCGGATCCTGATCTCCGGCACCTACTTCACCGCCTAAATGACCATCATCGGATCCAGTCTCCAGCAGGGCATGACGGTGCTCCAGCAGATGCTGGGGGCGCCGATGTTTATCTGGGAGGGCTCGTCGATCCGGTGCATCCCGGCCATGGTCACCGATGCCAACACCCCGGTGCCCGGTGGCTTCCAGGACAACGTGGCATCCCGGATCCTGGTCAAGTTCTCCGACTGGAAGACCTGGGACAGCACCCTGGTCACGATGGACACCACGCTGTACACCCTCGACCAGGGCACCGAGTTCTCCCGGCTGCTCAAGGAGGACGGCTACTATCTGCTCCAGGAGAACACCGACCGCATCGCCCTGACCTTCTGCAAACCCAGGCCCGTGGTCGGCCGCACGCTGGTCTATCAGGGACGCACGCTGCGGATCCTATCCTGCCGGGTCGATGCCTCCGGCGCCTACTACAGCCTCGAACTAGGAGCCAAGACCCGGTGAGGCCTGTCGTTAACATGACGGTCGACAGCAGCAAGTTCGACGCTGCAATGAAGGCCTACCTGCTGCAGACGAGCCGCGACCTTCACAAGGCAGTCAACTCCCGGTTCTTTTACCTGATGGTCCGACTGTTCGTTCTGGTGCCGCCCAAGAGCCCAGGCCAAGAACGGCGCCGGATCTCCGACTACCTAAGCACGCCGCTGGGAAACATTAATCGGAAGTCCAAGAAGACCGGCAAACGCATCGGCAAGTCCCGACTGCTTCGCCGGGTGCATCTGATTGCTCAGTCGAAGGAAGCCAAGGCCGGCCGCCGCGGCCTGTACGGCGAGGAGATGAAGGCAGCAGCATCGGCCCTGATGCGGAAGGCTATCGGCTCAGTCGGTTATCTCCGTTCTGGTGTGGTGAAGATCATCCGGATCTACAACAAGGGCTTCACCCAGTTTCAAAGCCCGAAATGGAAGCCTCTGTCGAAGCCTGCAGGCTACAAGGCGCCCAAGAAGACCAACGCCGCCCTGGTCTCACTCGCCAACCAATACGGGCTGCCAGAGGAGAATGTCGCCGTGCACAAGGGCACCAAGGCCCGAGGCATCCAGGCCACACCAGGATTCAACCCGACAGCCTCGGTGGTCATGACTGCCGGCGTGGCTGACAACCAGTACAACCGGGTGGCCATGATCTACAACCAGGCCATGCAGAAGGCTATGGACGACGAGCTGGCCGAGCTGACCAACCATATGACCGAGGCCATGCTGCAAAACGGCAAGGTGCTCGAAGATAACGGAATCGCCATCAAATGAACGCCGTCGCCCTAAGAGCAGAGAAGGCCGTGGCCGACTACCTAACAGCCGCCGATTGGTCGGCCTCCGGCGCCGGCACGCCCACCTGCCTGACATCCTACAGCCGCGGCCTGTACGACGACCCGGACGAGCAGGACGTCATGCCCAACTTCCCGCGCCTGGTGGTCTCGACCAACTCGGCCAGGCCTGTCCAACGCACCGACCTGACCTGTGAACTGGAGATCGCCGTCGAGCTTCAGTTATCAGCAGACGACACCGACGAGGCCGATGTCCTGACCACCGTCCAGGTGCTCGACAATCGGATCCTGCCGCTCTTTGACGAGTCTGGTGCCTCTGCCCTGGATGCGCCATCAAACGACGCTAGCGGCCCGTTTACGGCCCAGTTTGCCGCCCCTCTGGACTTTGGGGCAGCCTCAATCTCTAATCGGTCCAGGACGTTCACCAGGACATTCACCCTTTACTGCAGCGCAACCCTCTAACCCAAGACATCTATGGCCAATTCACAAGGACTCGCATACCAGTTTGGATCGCCGGCGACGGTGACCATGTTCAAACCGGACAACACGACCGCCGTTTTCACCGGGCTCACCTCGATTGAGAGTTACGACATCACTCACGAGGCCGACACCGAAGAGGTTCGGAACAGCATCGGCGAGGTTGTTGGTCACATCGGCTACAACGAGCGCGTGGTTCTCAACCTTAACCTGATCCCGTCTGGAGCTACTGCCGCTGCCGCCTTGGCGTTCTGTTCCTTGGCTCAGGTCAATGGCACGGTGCGAATCTCCGGGGCTCCGATCATCGCCATGATGAATTATGGTGACGTGCTCAACACCGAGGACGTTTTGATGGGTGGCCGGTTTATCTATGCCGGAGGAGGTTCGGTGAAGCTGACGCAAAGCGGAAAGGCCATGGTCTCAATCACGGTCAAGAAGTACAAGAATCTGACCGCTGGTGCCTCTGTGAACCTGAACCCGTGAGCGATCTGGCCGACATCCTAAACGCTACAGCCGAGCCCTGTCCTGTCG